TACAACGGAACCGTGGACGCCTATACCGGCTATCCAGGAACAGACGATCAGAGCGTGGGTGTGGACTTTTACGGCAGTTCCTTTTACAACAGTACAGCACAAGTCGCCAATTTACCCGTCTACTCGACCGTGGGAGACGTGGTGGATATGGCACTTCACGACGGCGTCGGCTGGTGGATCCGCGTGAACGGAGGTCTTTGGAACAACGACCCGACCGCTGATCCCGCGACGGATGCCGGCGGCCTGTCGGTTCAAGGCCTCACGGCCCTGTTTCCCGCGGCCAATCCGGCGGGCGGAAGACGTGCGGACGGGGCACTTCTTCTGTTGGAAACCTCAACGTACACGATTCCCTCGGGATACACGTTCATTTAGTTGGTTCGTTTGTTTCCCCACATCGATTATTGCTCCTTCAAGGAGCATAAATCGTGTTATTTCTTTGCGGTTGTGGTGCTTACTGAAATGGTCGATACGGTCGTAGTCGCTTCCTTAGTCACCGATCCCCACAAGTCTCTGTGGGCCGCAAATGAATGACCGCAGAGACACGACAAGGGTCCCCCAGGCAGAGGTGCAGGGGAGCGGTATCCCGCACATGCGCATAAAGTACACGGGGGTGCGTTCATTCTATCATACAGTCCGAATAAACTCCCACCCCATATCCTCGCAAATCTTCTGCCAAATCTTGTCCTGCATATAGAGCTTCTCGCGGCTCTTGAGCAGGGGAAAGCACGGCAGATACTCGTCGAGTTCGAGCAGTTCGCAGAACTTGTAGAGCACAAAGGAATACGACAAGAAGTTGGACCGCTTCTTGGGGCAATGCCGCACAAAGGAAAACTGGATTTCCTTGAACATGAAGCGGAGTTTTTCCTCGATTTCGCGGGACAGGACGGGGGCCGAGATGCCGTTGAGCTTGTTGAGAATGTGGGCGACGTGGTCGTAGCATCTGTGTAATTTAAGCTTCTTGACGATTTCCTTGAGTTTACTGGGCTTCACTTTGCTCATATCAGTGATGCGTTCCTTGCGGAGTTCGGCCTTGATGGAATCCAGGACGGCCGCCGAAATCTCGGTCGTCTCCTTGGCCTGGAACTGGGCGAGCCACTCGTTCAAGTGGTTAATCTTCTTGTAGGCATAGTAGGACATTTCGCGCGGCGGGTCCTTGTAGGACGGCTTCTCAGAGTCGACGAGAATAAAGTCGCGGAAGCCGCAATTAATACAGTCCAAGAAAGTGTCGTTGAAGAGCAGTTCCGTGTCGCAGTGTGGGCACGTACCAAAGTCTTCCGTCAGCGAATTGGCGACGGCCGCGTCGGTGCCGGCGCTGTCGGGGTCCAATGCGTGAAGGTAGGATTCGAGTGCCTTGTCCCGCTTGAATCCCAGCGTATTGTCAATGAGTGACGCCTTCTTTTCAATTGTGCTCCTCTCATTGCTCCTCTCATTGCTCCGCTCATTGCTCCTCTCATTGCTCCGCTCATCGCTGAGGACGACGGTATTCTCCGAAAAATAGGAATAGACGCTATTGGCGGGGATGCGGCTCTTTTTGCTGGGCGTATCGTCGTGGACGACTTGGCCATCGGCAATGCGGTCCTTGGCATCCGTGTAGGAAAACAAGATATCCCCTACGCGAAGAAAGTAATCGGAGGTTTTATCGCCCGATTCAATGGCGGCAATCTTTTCTTCGAGCGTCTGAATCTCTTGCTCCAATTTGGAGGAAGCGATGAGGTCTTTGATGGTGCCGACGTGCGACAACATGCTCGGACCGGCGAAATCTTGCTCCGCGGCCTTGTATCGTCCTTGGAGCGTCGACAAGGAGAGTTTAAGGTCAGGGAGAGTCGTCCGTTCCTCCTGTAGGTGGGCGAGCTGCTGTGCGTGAAACGATTCGAGCGTTTTCGCCGTATCGACGGGTTTTGCTACGACTTTCTCGGAGACAGATTCTGCCGTCAGCAACTGATCGAGCGAGAGCGGCGCAAACATCTTCTACAAGAAACACGTGGGAAAGCGTTTAGACGCACTGATTCGCAGACGCGGGTGCGTTTCTAGAGGGATTCTATGGGTTCCGAGGAGGGGTGATGGGGGCCAAAGGCGGCGCAGAGATCCCCCGGAGTTCGGAAAGTTCCCGGAGTTGGCCAAAATTTTTTTCTCCCGGGAGGGTATAAACAAATGGGATCAGGAGGTTTAATGCAACTCGTGGCCTACGGCGCACAGGATATCTACCTTACGGGCAACCCGCAAATCACCTCGACGTATTGAAGGGGGTGGAAAAGCAATCGGGGAGTACAAATGGAATAAGTACTCCGACAAGTCCGTTCGTGGTTCCATCATTGCCCTCCCGGTGTTAGGAGGGCAGCCACAGTTGCTAGTCTTCTATACACCTAACGTATAGTCGGCGACATTATCAAATTGCGGGAACACCCTAAAGTTTCTACTACCAACCGTACTTCGAAAGGAGTCCGGGGCTGAGAACAGACCTCAGATATGGTAAAAACGTAGAAAATTGAGGAATGAGTCGTCTTCCAACAATGGGCAATCCGCAGCCAAGTTCTAACCTGCTGAAATCCGAATCTGAGAGTATGGGAATCATCTACAGAATCACATCACCATCCAACAAATGTTATATTGGTCAAACGACAAGGTCGTTTGAAAAGCGGAAGCAAGAGCATTTGAAATGCCCTGGAAGTTGTGTGCTACTTGAGAATGCGGTCAAGAAGTACGGCGATGCCCTGGAGTTCGAAGTTCTTGTAGAAGTGAATGACAAAGACCTAGACTTGTATGAAACGCGATTCATAGAACTGTGCAACAGTGTAGAACCAAACGGATACAACATCCGTGCCGGTGGTTCTGCTGGTTGTCATAGCGAAGAGTCCCGTGAACGTATGAGAGTTGCGAAACTTGGAGCCCTCAATCACAACTTCGGGAAACCCCGGACTGAGGAAGCAAGAAACGCCATCTCATTCGCAAAGTCTGGTGAAAAACATCACTTCTATGGCAAGTCCTTTACAGAGGATCACAAGTTGAAACTTGCCCAATCCCACCGGAAAAGCCATTCCGAATTGCCAATGTATATGGTGTATGTGAAAGAACGCCCGGCACAATATCAAAGTGTCGGGTATGCTGTAGTGAATCATCCAACTTTAAAGAACAAGTACTTCACTTCGAAGTCACTTACGGAACAAGAGAAGCGCGACGCGGCGGCGTCGTACTTGTCAGCAGTATGAATGCAGTTCAGAGACTAAATGGTAGTGGGTAGGGTGTCGCCGGTTGGCTCCCCTGTCTAAGTTATAGTCCAAACCCTTGGAGTGCGACGGCTATGTGACCTTCGGGTCAATAGTTCTAGGAATGGTAAGCGAAACCACCCTAGACTCCAGAAATATCCCCAAAGGGAGGGTATCCCCTTGTCTTCAAGGTCGTTTACCGTCGCCACACCAACTTTGCCATGGAGGCCATTGAGCAGACCTTCTCCGGGTCCGCCAACTTTGGCAAGAAGGTCCAGTGCACGATCTCCCGTAACGGCGATCTCATCCACCGTGTCTACCTCCAGGCGACCCTCCCCCAGGTCGCTCTCCAGTCCACGGACGGCAGCGGCGCCCAGTTCCGTTGGCTCAACTGGGTTGGGCACAACCTTATCAACAACGTCTACGTCGAGATTGGCGGCCAGCAGATCGACAAGCACTATGCGGAGTGGCTCCACATCTGGAACGAGCTCACCCAGGAGCCCGGTAAGCAGGCGGGCTATGCCGAGATGGTGGGCAACGTGCCTTCCCTCGTCAACCTCCTCGTCCAGGGCGGCGAGCCTTGCGATGCGGCCTGCGTGACCAACACCGAGCCCAACGCCCTCAACGAGGTCGCCAACTGCGCCCCCGAATACACGCTCTACATCCCCCTCCAGTTCTGGTTCAACCGCAACCCCGGCCTCGCCCTGCCCCTGATTGCCCTCCAGTACCACGAGGTCAAGATCTGGCTCGAGTTCGAGCAGCTGTCCAACCTGTGCTTCGACTACTCCACGGCCTCCGCCTCCTACCAGCACACCATCCGCGACCGTGTCGCGACGTCCGGCCTCGTCTCCGCCTCCCTCTACGTCGACTACATCTACCTCGACACGGATGAGCGCCGCCGCTTCGCCCAGGTCTCCCACGAGTACCTGATTGAGCAGCTCCAGTTCACGGGCGGCGAGTCCGTCACGAGCTCCGCGAACCGCATCAAGCTCAACTTCAACCACCCCACCAAGGAGCTCATCTGGATCGTCCAGCGCGACTCCTTCGTCGACTGCGCCGACTCGACCATCAACCCCTTCAAGGGCCAGCAGCGCAACAACTACTCCGACTGGTGGGACCGCTCCGTCCTGGAGTCCGGCTACTCCGTCACCCGCGTCGAGGGTCTCGCGGGCTACAACCCCGTCGTCACGGCCAAGATCCAGCTCAACGGCCACGATCGCTTCGACGAGCGTGAGGGTCGCTACTTCAACTTGGTCCAGCCCTACCAGCACCACACCAACATCCCCGCCGTCGGCATCAACGTCTACTCCTTCGCGCTCAAGCCCGAGGAGCACCAGCCTTCCGGCACCTGCAACTTCTCCCGTATCGACAATGCGGTTCTCAACCTCACGCTCACGGGCAACACGGTCGGCTCCACGCTGTCCGCGCAGGTCCGTGTGTACGCGGTGAACTACAACGTGCTCAGGATTATGTCAGGCATGGGCGGGTTAGCCTATAGCAACTAAATATTTTTACTATATATTTACGATATGTTTTTTTTGTCAAAAATTGAACGTATCAAAGACATTTTCAAACCCTCATTTAGAGCCTTTGAAAATGGAATCCCTTCCGAAATGTGCTCACGGCCCTTGTAAAAATAAGCCCAAAGCGTTAATAGGAGGCTACTGTCAGAAGCATCAGAGATTTAGGATTCACAACGAAGGCGTGGCCGCCGGCAAACACTACTGCCGCTTCTTCTTCCGCGGCTGCGATTCGGAACTTCCAGCCGACAAGAAGACCTGCGACGCGTGTGTAGCAAAGAAACACGAAGGCAGAAGACCTTGCGGCTACGAAGGCTGCTCGTTTCACGCAGTTGACGACGAAAAGTACTGCGGCAAGCACGTACGCAACAAGTACAGAGACGAAGAAAAGGAGAAAGGAATCCGGTTTTGCGACATAGATCGCGGGTGTTTCAATGTGTGTAAAGAAGGTAAGTCTTCGTGTGTCAAATGTTTAGCAACCGATAGAAAGAAGGATAAAGAAGCATTCGATAAACTAGTTGAACGTGCGAAACATCTGAGAGAAGCAGACGGCGAAAATAGGCTATGCGTAATGTGCGGCAAGACGTATGATGTATATAAAACGGTAAAAGGCGTTGAGAGTACACGGTGTATGAAATGCCAAACAGCTATGCGAAAGCAAGATGAACGACGCAGCGACCGAGAACGCAACTATAAACGAGAAAACATGGTTAATGTTCCAAAATATTACAAGGCTTACCAACTAAGCGCAAAAAGACGAAACTACGTGTTTGAATTGTCGGTGGAACAGTTCAAAACTTTAGTCACACAACCGTGTGTTTACTGTGAATATCATGTCGATGGAGAAGCCAACGGAATTGACAGAGTTGACAACAACATAGGGTACACGTTGGAAAACAGCAGACCTTGCTGCGAGATGTGTAATCATATGAAACAGATGTATCACGTGCGATACTTTCTTGCGAAAGTAGGTCATATCGCGACAGAAACTCAACCAGAATCAGCATTTCACGACGCGTGGAAGTATTCTACATCGTTGTGCACGACCACGTATAGTCGACAGAAATACAACTGCAAAGGACGCAAGATAGAGTTTCTTCTAACAGAACCGCAATGGAACGAATTGATTACAGGGACCTGTTATATTTGCGGCTTTCACGATACCCCGGTCGGAATCGACCGCTACGATAACTCGACGCGTTCCTATACATACGAAAACTGTAGGCCGTGTTGCCGACCTTGTAATATTATGAAGTTTACTTATTCGTTCGCAGAGCTACGAGAACAGTGTAGGAAAATCTACGCTAAGTGGCCTGATGCAAGCGTCTTTGATACGATTCCTCACCTCCCAACGCCTCTCCCGACTGAATACGAAATGCTTATTGAGCCCGAGGATATGGAATGCTCGAACGTAGTTGTGTATAGCGAAGAGGACGATGCGCCGATAACCAACACTGTGGAAATGATATCCGACGTTGTGGAATCAGTGAAGATCACCGCAGAAGAAACAGTCAAATCCGTACCGCCTGAAGCGACACCATCCCTTTCTAAAGACCGTTGGACCGCACAAACGCTTTACATTGACATCTTGTCGAACGACACCCCCGCCTTCTTGGCCAGCAATGCACACGTCTTGTCTGCCGAAGAGTTCAAGACCTTTGCGGACGACATTAAATCAAAAAAGAAGGACGAGGCCTTGCCGCTTCTAAAAACCTATCTGAACACTCTGCGTACGCGGAGAACTCGTGCCAAGAAACGGGCGACGGACTCTACGAAACCGCAACCATAGACTCCCGTGGGACAAGTGGACAGTCGACGTGCGACAGCCTCTCCAGACGAACGCAGACCTGAAGGGACTCTGGCAACGTGGTCAATGCGGATTTTTCATGGAAGGGGGGGCACTTCAATGTTTGGCAGACTGTGGAGGCTAAAGATGTAGGGACAAGAATAGAACAACAATGTTCCGGAAACGCCCTCCTTGGTGCTTTTCTCCTATGCGGCTTTTCACGGGGTTCCTGGGAATCCTCGCCTTGGCGACAACGGGGGTTTGTACATCGGTGCTAGATACATCAGTATCGGTGCTAGATACATCAGTATCAGAAACAAGCCTTTCTGAATCACCCTTTCGTGTAAATCTCGCACTTCCTACATCATCCACTCACATTCCTACTATTAAGTATGTAGCCGACGGAAAGCGTCAGTTGGCGGCATCTCTGACGGCGACGCCTACACAGACGAGGACGCCGACGAGGACGGGGACAGCAACGCGAACTCCCACGAGGACAGGAACGCCGACGAGGACGGGGACCGCAACGCGAACGCCTACCGTAACTAGAACTCCCACGAGGACTCCGACGAGGACAGGAACGCCGACGAGGACGGGGACTGCAACGCGAACGCCTACATCAACTAGAACTCCCACGAGGACTCCGACGAGGACAGGAACGCCGACGAGGACGGGGACTGCAACGCGAACGCCTACCGTAACTAGAACTCCTACCACAACGAGAACTCCCACCCGTACAGGAACTTCTACGGCGTCGAGGACTCCCACGAGGACTCCCACACGAACTTCGACTGCGTCAAGTACAGGAACTTCTACGGCGTCGAAGACTTCCACAAGGACTCCCACTAGGACTGCGTCAAGTACAGGAACTTCTACGGCGTCGAAGACTTCCACGAGGACTTCCACGAGGACTCCTACAAGAACTCCCACACGTACAGGAACTTCTACGGCATCGAAGACTCC